GTTATACATTTTGGCTTTTTTAAGCCAAAACGCATCATTAGGTTCATTTGGATTGGCGGGGCCGTAACCATACTCTTTAAAAGCATGATTCCTATTTTTAAGGTTAATTCCTACGTCCTGAGTAGCAATAGGACACTTAGCGCCAAACAATCCATTTTCCATGATTAACCTATTTTTCTCGGACGGCCAACTTTAACTTTAGGAGCTAAAAAAGGGATATTTACCCTTTCTTGCGGATCTTGTTGTTCTTGATCAATACGGACATAACCAGCGTGTCCTTTCATTGATTCAATATCATGAGGTAAAACAAATTCAACAGTATTGCCACTTTGCAAACACTTAAATACAGCCATAATTTACTTTCAAAAAAACAGGGGCCGAAGCCCCCGTCTTTAATCAACCATCCTGCCTACAACAACGCGGATAGTAGCGGAAGCTAAGTCTACAGCACCGCCAGATTCATTCTGATACCGTAAAGAAACAACACCGGCAGCACTGACATAAGGCGTAACCGTAATACCAGCCAGATCAACAGATGACGAAAAGCTAATAACATGATCACCAAGAACAACGCCTGGAACAGCAATGGTATTGGTTTCGCCAGCACCATCAGCAAGGTTACTTGCATCTAACGTGCAGGAAACCTCCCAAGTATCACTATAAATACCACGGAACTGCTCATTACCTTGACGAGCAACAACAGAGGTAGCAGCGGCCATTTTATTCTCCTAAAACAATTAAGAAATCCCCCCCCGTTTCTGAGGGGGGAATTTATTAGGCCGGAACAGCCAGAGCAACAGCGGAGCTAGAAGTAGCAGCACCAACGCTTGCAGCCGTACGCATCGCCTTAACACCGTACAGGGTATCGGCGGTGTACAGCGTAGCCAGATATTCCTGCTTGTATTGGGTTTGCGAACGGATACCAACTTGCTCAACCAGAACCATCGAGTCACGATGACCCATCAGGCAGATACGATCCGTACTGCTGTTACCCGCGCCAGTGTCGGCGTTGGAGGTAACGAATACGGGCATACCGTACAGGTTGCCAATTTCACCATTACGGATGGTGTTGTTGGAACCAGCCTCACCAACGAACGCTTGCTCAGTGTAACGAGCCAGGCCCATCAGCGTATTGCGGCTCGACGGCGGAATGATAAAGAAACGACCGTCCATCGGGGTGTCGTTATCATCCAGACGCTGGATCGTGCGACGAATAGCAGCATCCGTCAGAGCAGCGGCGTTCGAGCTCGAGCTGTTGTACGCGGTCGTGCCATCCGAACCAATGTAAGCTTTGGTCGAAGCGGCTGACGTAGCGTAATCGTTCGTACCAATCGTAGCGCCGTTGAAAGCGCGACCCAAGCGGATCAGGTCGGTATCAACTTGACGCGCCAGAGCGTAGCCAGCGTCTTCCGTGTAGAACGAACGCAGCGAAGACAGGGCTTGGACTTCAACGATGTCTTCGATCAGTCGGCTGTATTCGTAGTGCTTGTCGATCAGGACTTGCACTTCCGATTCCGTGGCGGCAATCAGGGTAACAGCGGTCGAAGCAGCTTTGGCGGTTGCAGAACCACGGGTCGGCGAAGGAACGTGAACGGTGTCACCTTTCTTGCCTTTGTAGTTCATTTTCTTAACCAGGTTAGCAGCAACGAGGTTTTTCTTGTATGCAGCCACAATCTCGTCACTCCAAATTTCAGGAATGAAAGTTGCTGCGGTGGTAATGGTTACGGCAGGGGTAGGAAACGCCATGGTTAATTCTCCTTAAATTATTTAACTCTGCCCTCTTGATACGCTTTCATGATCTCATCGCTGAGAGCTTCGTATCGTTGAGGATCAGTCATTTTCAAACGGATCAGGTCAGCCCTACGGTAGACCCTACGCGAAGATTCTCCAGATCCACCAGTATCAACAGATGCGGCTTTAAGACTTTGCTTACGGACTTCTTTGCCTTCATTCTCCGCTTGCTTTGACTTAATTGACCGCAATGCTTTATAGGTGGAAAGCAACTCATTAGCACTGTCGTAATCAAACTCACCGTCTGCTTTAGCATAAAGTCCAAGCCTTACAGGACTTTCTTTAACCCAATTAGCAAAGTCACTGTTATTAACAATGTCAACGTAATCAGGATGGTCTTTGCTGAGTTTTTGTTGGATCTGCATCTTTTTAAACTCTTGCGTGGCTTGTTTTGCAGCTAAAACATCAGGGTGTCGATCAACAGTATTCTGAATTGCTTTTTTCGGATCTTCAAAAAAATCTACTTCAGGCTCTTGTTGCTGGATGTTTTCTTGATTCTTATTGATATTTTGTTTAATGAGTTCATCAGCAAGTTTGCGGACTTCACCGACTTCTTGAGCTTGCTTTCCAATGAGCTTTTCAGCCTCTTGGTGCATTTTAACAATGTCATCTAAAGACTTGCCCTGGTATTTCTCAGGGAGTTCATTGGTATTTTGCCCAACAGTGTCTTCCAACTTTGCTGATTCTTTACTATCAAACGTATCAATTTCAGTATCAACTAACATTTTTTATACCTTTCCTGCCGCTATGGGTTGTAGGAGATTAACTCGCCAAAATTGGTTAAGAGTTAGCTTTCTGTTCAGACTTTAACTTTTCACGATGAATCCGATCAAATCTGCCATGAGCAGAGGGAAAATGACCAGACCATCCTTCTAACTTAAAGGACGGAGCAGAGATTAGGCGCGAAGCTGTCGCACCACATTCACACAGAACGCTATTCTGTTGATATTCAACGTAGCGATCTAATTTATGCCCGTTTTCACAGGCGAATTCATAAATACGTTTCATTTTTCACTTAAATCTTCGTATGCTCTTTCACTTATTTGTTTAAGATTCTTTAACCAAGTAAGTATTGAAAGCTCACCTTTTTTAAACTGCAACTGAGATTCATTCTCAATAACAGATATATTGTTCAAAGCATATACCATATTGTCAATATCTTCAACAAGGTCTTTCCATCCTTCAGTGGTCATCATGGAAAACCTGTCTTCATAATACTTTTGTAATTCAGGTGTCATTCTTGCTCTTTAACCTGTGGTTCAGCTTGTTTCTGAATATTCTGAATCAGAGCAGATACCTGTACAAACGGCATCTGACCAAGAGCTTGAAGAACACCATTTACTTCAGCAACAGTCAATTTCAATTCCAAGATTTTTTGATCGTTCATTTAAACCCTCGTATGATTTCGGTAAAAATATGGTGCATGTTTGTCCATCACTAATTGCACAACCCTCTACTATTCCACCTACTGCTTTGCTACAAATACCAAATGAATTATCTGTGTAGTTATATATCCAATTTTGCTTTGGTATTTTGAATTCTATGCAGTGCTTTTCTTCGTGTTCCTTTAAGTCCAGCGTTAGATGTGCCGGGCAAAATAATACCGAAAGAAGGATAGCATCTACAAGGAGTCCAAGTAGAATTAGCATAAATCATCTATTTAACTAATTACTCCACGGCAGCGGCAGAACAACGTCCGCTTTACCGTCCTGCTGAACGGCGCAATCCATCTGTTCGATTAGCCAAGTAAACATTATGTCTCCAGTATTGTCTTGTAAGTAGCAATCACTTATGATGATTCTGTAAATTAAATCAAAACACTATTTAAAAAGTGTGGTCATTTTAGATTCCTAAGTGTTAGGTTTAATCAACCTCGCGTTACCATTACGCGGATATTTCCAGAACCGGGCGCTATGCCTGCAAGTGAAGTATTTGTCATATACACGGTTACAGTGTTTGCGGAAGTTACATTTGCAGTCATTACTAATCCGGCAACACTGAGCGAATAAGAGGCAACAGCCAAGTCCCCTAATGCTGCGCCTGTTACAGTTACCGTGAATACTCCTTGTCCCGCAGCGGCAATAGTTCCCGGTGTTGCTGCAATTGTTCCAGTTAAATATCTCACCGCCCCAATAATGTTCTGGACGTTGGAAATATAAGTTTGCGTTCCTGCGTCAGAGAATGTTCCGGCAAAACCAGTTTTATTAAAGCCCGCATTGACAACCGAGCAACGGATTGCGCCAACATCTATGTTAATGCTGCTATGTTGCCCACCCAAAATAGCACAACGCACAGCAGTTGTTCCGAACGCAATAAGATTGGTTGAGTCAACGCCATGTAATTCAAGAGCAGTTGCTTGGCAGTAAACATCAGCCACCGTATTTGCTTCAAAGTCTGTTCCAAAAAACTTATCGCCATTTGATGCGGAAGATAGAAAAACTCCGTATGTAGAACAGGCTTCCGAAGTGCCGCCGAGGAATACGTTACCAAGAGAGCCAGTTGATTGAATACCTATATCTGGCCCCTCAATCACGGGGTTGATAAAGGTGCAATAGCTAACCGTCTCGCCAGGATTGCGAATTTCCATGCTTACGCCGAAAGCGGGCTTTGTCGTTGAATACCACCCTCCTTCGTTTACAGAGCAAATAAAGTTCTCGAATATGTTGCAGACAGCAAATTTAATTAACAACCCTGCTGACGTTGTGCCAGCACCACGAACATTGAAACCAAACTTGCTATGGTGAACTGACCTGATATAAACACCGTTTAGCCCTGTAGCTATGCCGTCCACAATAAAGCCGGTCATCTTCATGTTGTAAACATAGCCAGAACTACCGGAGTCAATAATTACAGCGTTTACTCCTGCGGTAACACATCGCAGCCGAACCTCACCTTGCCCCTCAATTTCGGCGTTTTGAATAGCCCAATTTGGAGAGGCCGTATATTTGTAAATGCCAGAAGGAAAAATCAATTTGTAGCGTGTTGCATTGGCGGCAATAAAGTCCCTAGCTGCTTGTAGAGCTACTGTGTCATCAGCTACCCCATCACCAACCGCACCAAAGTCTTTTACATCAACCACAGCGTCAGCGTAGAGTGCGTTCTGTCTTGCTTTAGAAAGTGTTGTCATTGGAGTTCCTAAATATTAGATTTAGATGATGCCGACCCAAGCACCAGCCCGTTTATGGTAAATGCTTGTAAGCGCACCACCATCAGCGCGGAAATAAAAATCTCCGTCAATACCGTTAGCGTTATTTGGCGCACCAGTATTTCCGTAAATTCCTGTCGCACTCTGAAACGCACCGGCATCAGTTCCGGGGTTTATCTTGTTCTTGAACCAAGTGGTTGAGTTAGCATTTATTCTTGCTGCTGCGACTCCTTGCGCGTATAAGAAAAGAATTCCGTTTGTAGCGGCAGCGTCTACTACACCTAGATTCAACGTATTGTCCGCGCTTTCCCACTTAACTACGCGAATAGCTGTTCCCGCAGTGTCAGAAGCGCGCACGCTTGCGCCCTGCGAATTCAGATATAAATCTTTAGACAATTCCGCATACGCACTCAAACCGCTACGCATCCAGAACGTATTTGTTCCGGCATCAATTAACTGCGCGGCTTTAGAAGAATCACTGCTAGTTGGGTTAAAAAGAATCTGTGTATTAACAGCGTTTGCCGTGACCCTAAATGCGTAGCCACCGCCGCCCGGCTCATTTATGGTGTTGTATGCAATCTGCGCCATCCTTGCGTAATTGACTCGGATAGAGTCAACAGCAGGCGGTGTGCTAAAGAAGTTTCCTTCAACCAAAACACCTTCTGGAATTTCCGTGGCGCTTGTTCCATCAATATCTAACAGTGCGTTGTTTGCGTTTCCAGCAGAGGTTTCAAACAGATTACGAATTACCCTCGTTGCATACCCGTTCTTAATTTGAATGCCGCCTCCAGAACTGACAAAGCTGTTTCCAACAATGTCTATGCCGTGAGGTGTATTGCCTGGACTAACAAAAACACAATTCAAGTAAATGCCTACATTGGCACCAGTGAATATGTTATTCAAAATACGAATCGAATCTCCAGCCTCATCCAAATACATGCCGTTTGCAATTGTGCAATCTTGTATGACCGAGGTGAAGAACCCATCCACAAGTGGCGTGGCGTTGGGAAGCGTTACAATTCCGCGACCACCCAGAGCGTCTAAACGAAGTCCGCTGAACTGTGACGCATATACAGCGCGGGTGGTTATGTCGATTGCAATGGCGTGGCGACCAGGGGTTCCACTCACCGGCCCGATGCG